AAAATATATTAAGTATTAGTATAAATGTCAATAGATAATCTATTTGTGCCTAATATCTATGATATTTTTGCTAATTCATTTAATGGTACTGTTCCTGGAGTAACTGGCTCAGTTCAAATGGCTAGCATGAGATTCTTACAAGATCCTCAAGTTCTATTTGGATTTCTAGATGGAAATTATGCTATTACTTCATATTCTGAAAGAGGAGTAGCTGGAACACTTCCTCCAGTTTTATCTACAATTGATTATCATATCATAGAAACACATTTCGCTTTCCAAGGTAAAGTAATTCATGTAACAGTTCCTCAATTTAGTATTTTAACTATTACTGGATCTGCAGCCCCTTCAGGAATAACATTTCAATTATTAACTGAACTTGCTCCATCTAATACTATTTCATTAAATGCAAATATACTATCTAATACTGGTACAACATCTCCATGTCAAGTTATAATTGATACAACTGCAGTATGCACATTGAAATTATATGATGCATTATTATTTGGTTCACCCCCATATCTCTTATATGGAGACTTATGCTTTAGTTATACAATCTAATAATTTATATTATGTTTATTATCTAAATATAATATATGTTTAATGTCGTTTCACATATAGATATGAGAAACTCTCATTTTTAATCTCATCAGAGATTATAAATGTCAGTATTACTTAATCCATATACTCATTTTAATAGATTTTTAGCATCAAGACAGCCTTATTCATATCCTCAACCTATTAAAGATGAAATTAATCTAGTAGCAGCTCAAAAGGTCCCAGTTTCATATGGATCATATAAATCTAGAATTCAAAAATATCCTGGTGATATTGATTTATATGAAATCGTTGAAGGTAATTCTAGAAATGAAGTAATAAATTCATTTGAAAAAAAATTCAAAAAAATAGTACAAGCAATAATATCAAGAAAAATGCACTATTTTTCAGAAGTAAAAGCTGGAGTAGATGATAGATATGACATAGATATTGGAGAAATTAAAAATGGCTTTTATCATCCTCCAAGAAATTTAGGTGAAGTTATTATGGGTCTTTATGAACGTAAGCTTTTAACTAAAGAAGAATCAAAAATAATAATGGAAATTATAATTAAGCATCAGAAAACTGGAAAATTAGATGCCGATGATTATGATGTTATTAATTATATCATAAGAGAACATTATATTTTAAGATGGTTCGTACATGATATATTAAAAGGTAAAATTGTAAAAAATGGAAGAACTATTACTTTAAAAGAAGCATTAGGTCATGATTCATTACTAAAATTAGATGAATTGACATTTTTACTAGGTAATGCAGTTGAAGTAACTAATGTATATCTATTAGGATATTATCCTGATCCTGATTCTTCTGAATTAAAATTTCTTAATCCACTTAATCACAGTGTTCTTGGTTTACAAGGAGAAATTGAAAAACTTTATTATTCAAATATGTTCTATAATCCTTTCAAGATGGTAAAACGTATTTTTTCATTACTTAAATATCCTGAATATTTTCGTAATACTTTCGCTGAAGAGATTCAAAGAAAATTATTTTCATTTATTTCAAGTAATACTTCTCAATTATATCAAATGAAAAGTGAACTAAGTACAATTGAATTAATAGTTCAAAAAAGTAAAGTAATACCATATGAAGCTATTCAAAAACAAGCTGATATTATAATAGAGAAATTAGCAACTAATATTGATTTAACTGATAAACAAGTTCTCAGTATGACTGAAAATATTCTTAACATAAGTAGTTCTAAAGAAAGAGATATTATTTTAGATAACCTTGAAGTAATATTAAATCAAATGAAATATTTAATAAATTATCAAACCATATATTATCTTGGTAAAGTTGGTCTAAATCCACCTCCTCAAGATTTACTTCTTCCCCCAAAAGCAAAATATAATAGAAAAATTATTCGAAGACCAAGTGATCGTGTAGAAAATCCTATGAAAAAATATAAAGATGTAAGTGCCGGATATGAAAATATTGTACAAATCAGACGCGCTGTCTAAATTAACATTAATTAAATATTAATTTAGTATTGATGTAATCGTTTTCTCATCTGAGCTCTAGTCATTTGTCTTCCACCGATTAAAACACCTTCTCCCTCTCCTTCTCCTTCACCTTCACCATATCCTAATGTTCGTGCTATAACAGAACCAACTTTACCTGCAGGATGAGGAACATAACTTAATCCGGTTGATATTAATTTATTCTTTTTAATAAAATCATGGGCTTTCTTCAAAAATGGTAATAGTTTAGATCCAAATGATTTAAGACCACTGAAGAAATCACCACCATTAACATTTTCTACATCAGCATATGAAATCATAGGATTTTGTTGACAATCAAGAACATCTTTAGCTGTAATAACTCCGACATTTGTAGATGCTTGTCCTAATGCTTGAATAGTAAATGTACCTTCCATAACTGCTACAATATACAATGTAGGATTAATATTTCTTCCTGATACATTTTTAGCTTGAACTTGGACTTGTAACATTGATTGAGAAAGAATACCAGGTGCTTCTAAAGAAGCCATACCAATATCAGTAGCAAATTCAATACAGATAACACCTCCGATTGTTCCTCCAGAAGTATTGAAATCTCTATTAAATACTGGACCACCTGACCATTGAGTATAATTCATAGCACAGTGATTACGTACACTCATTTCATATAATTGTTGCATTGAAGCAGATGCTAATAGACCATTTTTATTTTGAAATTGAATACTAATATTGCTAATTTGAAAGAATGTATCAGTCTTGGAAGCATTAGCAAATAGATCTGAATTTCTTTCTCTGATGTAGATATACATTCTTCGAGGAATAGATGAAAGCTGAATATTATTAGATTGATATGTTACTGGTCCTGATCCAGCTACACTTAAAGCTTGATCTGAAGGGAATCTTAAAACATCAAAATAAGGATACGTAATAGGTAAATTTGGAGGAATAATCATTGTTTCTTGTGGTGTAATATATTGAAACAACATAATAGGTAAATTACCGCCTTCATTACCAAATGAAGTAGGACCATTTTGTAATCCTCCAAATACGAAACTAGAAGTAAGAAATACATTAGTACCTCCTAAATCACAATGAGACCACATCCTATTAGCAGTTTGACTTAAAAATGTAATATTAAAATCCATAGTATTTACATTGTAAAAAGCACATTCATTTGATTTACCAAAATAAAATGGACTTAAAAATAATGGTTCAGTAAAAGCAACATCAACAATACCAGTTAAAGTGGTTCCTTCTACTTCTTGTACAGGATTTTGAATAATAACATAGCGAAATCCACCTCGTGGCATTTGAGAACCATCTTCGGAATTACCATATAGACCTAGAGGATTCCTATTTGAACCATACAAGAAATTATAATCTTGACTTTGATCCATGTAACTAGGTGTACTTGAATAATCGAGATTTTTAACTTCATTACCTACATTATATCTTAAGAGAGCATGAACAATATCAGCAATATTGATAGAGACAGATTGATTATTGATCGTTGCTTGTAACGTATCAATTGATGAAGAAACTGGAAATGCTCTAGGTGCATCTGCATTTGGATTAAAAACAGATACTCCAAGGGGTGGAATAGAAGTAAATGTCAAACGTACAGGAAGATAAATATATTGTTTTCTATCTACAGCAACACCACCAGAAGGAGGAGGACAACTGAAATTTAATGATGAATTCGAGATAGAAGTAGTTGTATATTGTTTCCAAGTAGTTTGACTACCGCTTTTTAAAATTGCATATGACCTCTGGCTTTCTAGAAGCATACGAGGATCCATAACACAAACAGGAGTTAAGGGTTGAAAACTTAATGACATACTATTATATATTAATCAGATATTTTTAATTCTCATCCATATAATCTATAATATATAAATTATATGGTAAATTGATCTATATTTTATAAATTATATGGGCTTATTTAGTTAAACGAAGTGATTCTTTATACAAAGATTTCCTAAAGAATCCTAATTTAATCTCAGACTGTTGAAATGCAGAAACAGTTAAAGGATAGAGATTACCAGCTATATCTTGCCAGAATAATTTAAGATCTATTTTTTGTAGAGGATTATCTGATATCATATCTACTAATCTATACTGAGCCTGAGGTAAATAGAAAGCAATAGATCTAGATATACCAGCTGATTGATCAATATTAGGTATAAAATCACTAATTATAGGAAATGATACATTGCTACCACCATTACCATTCAATCCTAATCCAGGTGAAGGTACATATTCAGTATTAATAGGAATAGTATTTGTTGCTATTATAATTTTTCTCAGACTAGACCAATATTCTAAGACTGAATATTCTTGTTCCTCTCTATAAAATATTATAGGTGATTGGACTGGTGCAGCTGTAGCATTTGCTGGTAAAACAAAATTAGGAGGATAATATATTTTATCAGGGGTTGGTTCAACCAATACAAAATCAAAATCTCTTCCCTGTGGTTGATCAAATTGAAAGAAAAAAAAGTCAAATGAATCTAAATAATTTTTTAATAATGAATTTATGAATATTACCGGAAGAGTTGTTAAAGGAGATGTTATATTTGCAAAATATTTAGGATATACTAATGAAATTAAATTAGTATCTGGATCTAAAAAGAAAAATGGTTGATTAGGATTAATTAAAGGGGGTGTCGGTGGAGCAGGTAATAATGCGGCTATTCCTGAATTTATTAATAATTGTTGAAGAGCAGTATTAAGCATATCAATTAATACTTGATAACTAAAAACAAAATAATAAGGAGTTATTACTTGTAACGGTAAATCTTGTTCAGGAGGAGGAAATAAAATTGGATTAGCGCGACTAACATATTCTAAATTTAATGAATAATTTACTCCACCAAATCTAATTCCTATTATTAGGGGAGTTAAATTTGGATCTGTATGTGGCGGTACTCCCATTCTAATTTGATTAGGTACAATTGGCATAATCATTAGCGGTACAGTATCTAATGGAATTGAAAATCTTACAATAGAACAATAATAGTCTGAACATTTATCTAAAATAGGAATTGTTTTAGTAACATCATATTCAGAATTAGTATCTTTTGCTCCTACTTCTACAACAGTTCCTGTAGGTCCATTCGGATAAGTAGTAGTAAGACCTTCATGATTAATAACTACATTTAGATAAATATTATCAATTTCTCTTACTTTATTCGTATCTATAAATCGTCCTGAAGGTAATTGTACTCCATGTGGTTGTTTTTGTAATTGTGATAAATAATATGGAATCTTTTCTTGCTTTTTCCCAGGTTTTATCGTTTTAGAAGTATCTGCGATATGCATATTGTCTATATTAATAATACATATAATTTATTTTATTCTAATATAATCTAAAATATATATACTGTAAGTTATATGTATTATTGTGGAGCTAAAAAGATACCAAAAGGTAAAAAACGTGGATCACCAAAATATTGTGCTCAAACAAATCAAGTACGATATTATGGTGTCGAAAAAATTAATAAAAAATACTTAGATATTAAAAAAGTACCAGATATGCAAAAAGAAGAAATTAAATTAAGAAAGCTTTATGAAGATGCTAAAATTCTTATTAAGGAATTCTCATTAGTAAAAAAAATCATAGATGAGAATCTTGGTAGACCTACTAAAATTAAACAAGCGGAAAAGCGACGAGTGGAATTATTAAAAAAAAGAGATAATCTTAAAAAAAGATTAGCTAATCAAACAAAAGTTGTTGATGCCTTGAAAAAAAATCAAAAGAAGGAAAAAAAAGTAATTGATAATGAAATAAATAAGTACCTCGATGGGTTAACTGAAAAACAATTCTGGGCATTAGCTGATGTCATGAAAAATTAAAAGATAAAAGAACACTAGTAGTGTTCTTTTTACGGAGCCTCCGTACTATTAAAAAATAAAATCTACTCATAGCGTTATTTTTTGTGTCATCCGCAAAAATAAGACTTAAAAACCTATTCGATCAGGCGAATTGTCTTTTCTGTCGAGCGTATATTCGCGCAACTGCTTTTTTTAGGTACTTTTGCCTTTTACCTCCTAAAAGACATGAAATTCCTCTATATTCCAAAAGTACGCCATAATGCCTCAATACGGGAATCACGTATTAGGTGGATCCGTATCAATTTTGTCTCCGACAAAAAACGACTTAAAAATGCGAAGCATTTTCTAAGTCGCACCGAGAGTCAATAGCGTAACAAACTCATCTGCATCGATTTTATATTTTTTACAGAAGTAAGAGATAAATTTATAATATTCATCATCTGTCATATGTCTACAAATTAATCTAACTGCACAATGACGACCACATGTCTTAATATTAGATCCCTTAGCTTGATATTTTCTTTCATTATAAGTTAGATCATATGGGCTTTCATCAAGTAATAGTGATAGATATGGATAATCTTGATTTGATATCCTAGCAAAATGTTCTGGGATATATTTAAGTGAATCATCTGGATAACCACCATATGAATTAAAAAAACTAACAGTATTTGAATCTAATTTCCATAAACAGCACCAGTGACCATAATTTTTTTTGGCTTCGAATAATAATACACATATCCCATGCTTTCCTAGCACTTGATCAATATTTTTGTAATTAATAAGATCGGGATACAATACTAATTTATTTTTACCATCTAAGATGTTAAATATATGCTTGTCTGATAATGCTATTTTCTCATATTGTTTTAATATCTTATTGTTATGCATATTATATTAATAGATGAGATTTCTATGTGTGAGACTTAGAAAATGCTTCGCATTTTTAAGTCGCTTTTTGTCGGAGACAAAATAGATTATTGCTACCATCAAAAAATAAAAAAGAGATATGCTAACTACATCCCGGAATTCCTTGTAACATCATTTTTCGATCAGGGGCCTCGTAAGTTGCGGTATTAGAAAATCGGTTATGGTACGACACAACATTGCTGTAAGTTGCGGAACTACCCATATTCGCATATCTAGAATGGTTATTCGGGGATTTTTCTTCAGATAGTGAAATCGGTTACGGTGCCGAAAATCACTATTAGAACTTCAAGTGTGATTACTTTGATTCTCAGTCTTTTTCTAACATAGCATTTTACTATGTTCTCATCAACTAAAACCAAATGATACTACAAAATTGCCTTATCTCTCATAATCCTAAGTGTGATTTCTTGTATACAAACTCGTTAATGATATAAAGATTTATTAATCACATTTAGAGTAATAATAAATCGTATTAATCAAGCAAATCAATTTTATGTCCGATACAAATTATTTTATCTCCTCAATATATAGCCCTATGAATATTGATTCGGGATTTGATAGAGGAATTGACTTTAAAGAAATGAAAGAGAAACTAATAAAAGTATATGGTGAGGCATTAAAAGAACTAATAGACCTAGTAGAAGGGCAAAGAAGTTATATTACTAAGAAGAAGAAGTTTACACATCGTATCATATATATATTAATATGTATGGTACAACTATTTAATGGTGCAAGAATTAGTGAAGCATGTCATGCCCTATCACAATTTTTTATTACAGGTGATCCGGATCTAAAAATAGTTACAAAGATAGCTAAATCTGAATCAATCAAGTATAAAAAGACTGGAGAACAGTATACTACTAAAGCTAGATATCGATACTTAATATTTCCTAAAAAATGGATTGACTTTCCTTCTAATCTAAAAGATAGTATTGAAACATATATTGCACATATAAATACCAATGCATTAAAGAAGAGGGTGCTCGATTATTTACTTAAATATCATAAGTGTAATACTCATTCTCTGAGATATGCATATATTAATTATATGTTATATACTGAAAAAAAAGAACCATCATTAGTAGCTAAACATGTAGGACATACATCAATGGCTCAGTTAGTCAGATATACTCAGAAAAAAGAATCTGATAAATTATTTGACATCGATATCTAATAAAAATCTGATGAAGAGGAAGAAGAATTAGCTACTAAGGGACTATCATTCATTTTTTTTACCATATCACTCATATTGAAATGATGATCCATATTATTTAATATATTGATTTTCCAGTCAATATATTTTAATTGCTCTTCTAATGTGAATTTTTCACGAGTACAAGCATTTAATTCTTTCCGTGTCTCTTTAATATTTTTAGATTGTAGAAGCTCTATTAGTTTAGGATTATTAATATAAAGTGGCATATGATCTTCAGTGATTCTTAATTCTTTCTGTTCTCTTGCTAATTCTTGAGCTGTGAAGTAGTCCATCCCTAATATAATTTAGAATAGATATATTTTATATTATATTGAACTAAATTTTAGATCGACCCTCGATAGTTCTAGCTCTTAATATTCTTTTCATTTGCTTTAGATGTTCTTCTTCTTTCATATGTTTTTTTGTTCTTCTATGTCGAGATGCATTTATATGACTATATTTTCCACCACATAATTCACATTCTATATTAGCATTTTTATCAATAGATTTAGCCTTATTTTCTTCTATCTTTTTCTCAATTAATTGTGCCTCTAATTCTCCTATGACTTGCTCTAATTGTTGTTTAGTTAATGCTTTCTTATAAATACTCATATCTTCCTTTTTATAAGATTTATCTTCCTATATCTAACAAAGATTATTCTAAAAAAGATGAGTCCTAAAACCAAAGTGCCTTTTTTTTCTCATATAAGAATATTATGTTTAGTTTAGAAGATGGTCGACCTATAGCAAAATCAGATAGGCTAAGTAAAAATAAAATAATACTTTCAATTATAGATCCTGATCAACAAGATGAGAGAGAGACTAAGAAACCAGTAATAATACCTAAGAAAAAAGGTAACGGTGGATGCAAATTTAAAGGATGTGGAAGTCATAATAAAAAACCATGTTGTAGACACTGTGACGAAGAAGAATGTCCAGATTTACCTTGTTGTAATAATTGTAGGATCTATTATGCTGAGGATTTTACTGAGACATCATCTGATAATTCTGATGCTTATTCTAGTAGTGAATCCTCTGAATGTCAGAAATCACACTCAGAAAAAGGCCTTCAAATGACTAGATTTACTGCTCCTAGAGATACTAAGTTAGTACCATTACCAGATTTGACAGAAAGATTTGTAGAATATATAGCTGGTCCTTCAGGCTCAGGCAAGTCTCATATTGCATCAGGATTAGCCACTGAATTTAAGAGAATAAATCCTAGAAAGCCAGTTTATATATTTAGTCGTACAGATGCTAGGAAAGATCCAGTTTATAGAAATCTTAAACCAATTCAGATAGATATCAATGAAACATTATTAGAAGATCCTATTGATATCACTGATGAAATTAAAGAAGGAGGTGCTCTTATGATATTTGATGATTGTGGTACTATTCAAGATGATAAATTAAGAAAAGAAGTTGAAAAGCTAATGTCTGATGCTATGGAAGTAGGACGTAAGTTAAATTGTAATATTATCATAACTAATCATCTTGTTATTCCTAATGAAAAGAAATTCGCTAGAACAGTCTTAAATGAATTTAATACTTTAACAGTCTTTCCTAAATCGGGATCATCACAACAAATTAGATATGCTTTAAAGACTTATGTTGGTCTTAATAATAAACAGATTGATGATATTCTAGCGTTGAAATCCCGATGGGTAAGAATTTCAAAGAGTTATCCTCAATATGTTTTATATGATAAAGGTGCGTATATACTTTAAAATATATATATTGTAAATTATATATAATGCCAATTATTAATGGAATTGATCAGTTTGGGGAATTTTATATGTGGGGTCATACAGGAAAGAGATACTATTACAATCCGAATGATTCTAATTCTAAGTATACAGCTCATAAAAATGCATTAAGACAAATGAGGGCTATCAAATCCAATCGTAAAATTTAAATATCAACGACTTCATTAGAATTATCTAAATTATCTAAGTTTTTTTGAGCTTTAGTCTTAGTTTTAGGATTTAATTTGACACCAATAATAGATCCTTTCATACTACATCCATTTATATCTAATGATCGGACTTGATCTTTATAGACTATTTTGTATTCTTTCTTTGACTTAAGTTTACATAGTAATGTTAACCAAGAAACCTTATCATAACCAGGATAATATTCATGATATTCTTTTAAGAATACACTTTTATGAATCTTATCTTCATCTTTACCTGTATAATCAATACGAGCCTCAAGAAATATTTGCATATAATCTGAATCATCTGATATATTTAGCCAAGTTTTCTTATGTTTTTCTATTCCAGATCCTTCTAATCCACAGACATAGGATTCTTTCATACCTGGAAGTAAATAATGAAATAATGCTAGTTTGTATTTATCCTCAGAGAAATATCCAGTCTTTTTATTATTGACTCTTTTATCAATAGGATAAATACATTGTATAGCCTTTTCTTCTATCTCATCATCTTTCATATTTTCAAATGTATTTTTATGTTCAATACATGCAGTTCTTCTATTAACTGCTTTATCAGAACTAATATTTGGATATTTATTAGATAAAAACATTACTTTGAAAAATATATCTATGTCTTCAGATGTACCAAATAATATTTCATTACCACCTATTGTAGAACCACTCATTACTTTTTTATAAGCAGTTTCATCTATTTTATCTTTATCAAGTTCTTCAAGAAAAGCTGCTCTTACGAGTTTTGATTCAGCAAATTGCTTATATTTTTTATTGTAATTTTTATTGAAAGTTTCACTATCAAACTCTTTAACATAAATACTAAACATCTGAACAAATGCTTCAATAAGACTGGATTTACCATTTGACGAAAGTTGACCTATAATCCACAATGCTACTTGTTCTGAAGTAATACCAGTCATACAATAACCAAACCATCTTCTATAAAATTCTACTAAATCAATATCATTATTACATACGCGAAAATATATATCTCCAATATGTTCATATGCTTTTACATCATAACTAGAATTATAATTAAAATCTAATGTTTTAGTGTAATAATCATTAGGAGTTCTTCTTCTAAATTTACCTGTTTTATTATCTAATATGTAGTTTCTAAAATTGACTACATTAGTATTAGAATCAAATTTCTCATATAGATCTTCAACATATATTCTTTGATGTACACAAAATGCATTTGTTACTTGATTCATAAAAATAATACTTTCAACTTTATTTCGTACCTTATCAAGATATTCAATCCTTTCAGATAATGCTTCTGCTTTCTTCTTATTTTTTAATACAGCTAATTGTAATGATAATTCATTCTTTTTAACAAGTATTATCTCTAACATATCCCTTGATAGTAAATTTCTTAATAATTCAACTGGTATTTTACGATACAATGTTGTAGTATTATCAAAGAGATATATTGATATTTGTAATTTTCTACTAGGAGTTGTACATGTTCTAATATCATAATCTTTTACATTTAATAATGCGTTTAAAATGGATATATTAGTACATAATTCGGGATTAAATAATTTCCAATCGAGTCGATTTTTGATGGGATTTTTAGTTTCATATTCTTGTTGTTCTTCTTCTATATCAAACCAAGTATCTTTTTTAGGTTTCATAGCTTTATATTGTTTTTCTGCTTCTTCGGTCTGTTTCTTAGTTAATTCAATCTCATCAGAATCAGATTCAAATTCATCAGAAGAAGAGTCAATATTAACATTCGCATAATCATTTGCCCAAGCTTGACCCACTGATGAAAATAGGGGCTCACAAGATTTATTGTCAGATTCTATTTCCTTTTTAATCTTTTTTGTACATTTCTTAGTTGATTTAATACTCTTCTTAATAGTTTTATTTTCTTCTTCTTTTGGCAGTTTTTTCATTGCCTTTATTAAAGTAGATACTGCAGGAGCACCCTCTTCATCAGTATTATCATCAATATATTTATAAACTGTAGTCCAATTTACATAATTAGGTAACTCTCCTTCTATTTGAAGTCTTTCTTTAGCAGTGTAATATTTATAAAAGTTGCTTTTCTCTTTCTTTACAGGCTTTTTAGCTGATGAAGGATTGGTCTTGGACATTAATATACTCTAAGAAGATCTTTTATTTTATTTTTTTGAACGAATTAAAAAATCTATATGATAATTTTTTTTGGCCCTCGCCTCCCGCTTGTAACAGTATTATCCCTAACCATTGTGGCTTAATCAGATATGTTTTATTCAAACTAAGAAAGTATTATTAAATTCTTAGAAAGACTTTATAAGTTTTAATATTCCTTCCTTCCAAGCTTCCAAGCTGGAAGTCGGGAATGGTCTAATTTCTCTAAAGCTTTTCTCCTATATATATATATATAAATATATATAATAACTTTAAAAAAAAATATCCTTCCAACCTTCCTAAGTAAGTAGTATACACGTTTTTAACCCATTCCAAGGACATTCCTAAGTCTGCCAAAATTAGTAGTATATCTATTTTTTAACTTTTCCAAAGGCTAATTTCTCATTCTTTCTGGGTAGGGCATATACTGTCTATCCAGATATTATGAGAACTCTCATGAAGTCACGATTATGGGAGATAATGATACTGTTACAGGTGGAGGCGAGGGCCAAAAAAAATGATAGTTTAAAAGGGTAAAATATTATCTTCTATAAATGTAAGATAATGTCTAAAACCAACAAGAAAAAGCATAGAAAGACTGTAAAAGCTAATATGTGTACATTTAAGTTAGATAAGCCAAGTAAAAAGAAGGGGACTTTCTGTGGTTCTCCATGTAAAAGTGGTAATAGATGTCCTATGCATACGAGTTGTTGTATGCAATATAGGCAATTACGATGTTCTAATCTAAGATATGATAGCCTGATTAAAAAGACTAATGAAGTATTATCAAATCAAAAATCAGTATTGAGATCATTAGAAGAAAAGAGAGATATGAATCAGAGAAAGTTAAATGGTATTAATATGTTTCTAGGAGTAAGAAATAAAGAGGCACGTCCTAATTATATTCTCTATATTGATAATCATAAACATAATGCTATGAGTAGAAAGGCAACATTAGAGACTAGAAATGCATTATTAAAGAAAAATATAGCTAAATTAGAAGAACATATAACAATTCTAAAAAAAATTAAAAAATTATTTTCTAATAATTAATATATATGAATAGATCCGTAATAGATATCATTAAGAGTAATGAAGACAAAGATGAAGCAATGAGATTATTGGAGGAATTAATAGATGTATTAACTGATGAATTTAAGTCAATAATAATCCAATTAAAACCCATTGACAAAAATTATGTTATTGATTTATTAGAGCTACATGCAACTATTTTAAGTGAAGATCTAAGAAGTGTAGCCATTTTTCTAAAGAATAAATATGTAGATTCTATTGGAAAAGATACTGATACATATAAATTAATAGAATTACTATCTAATGGAGATTCTCCAATATAATCTAAAATATATATTGTATAATATTTGGAATTATAAAATATCAATAAATATTATGGCCATTCATTAGTATCTCTGTTCGTTTCGCATTTTCACTGGACCTCGTTATTATATGTATATAAACCTTAATAAAAAAGGTTTATATAAAATATGTCGTTAATGTATAGATGGCTAATACTGATTATATTAGAGCAAGAACCAATCAAATATTACGTGAAAGAATTGCACTAGGCGCAACTCAAGGAGGAGCTAGACATAAGCGAAGTGGTAGTAAAGCTGCTGTAAAGAGAACTAGATGTCCTAATGGAAAACATAAGACCTGTAAAGCAGCAGGAGCACAACGTCGACGAGCTCCTCGTAGACATGCTAAAGGAGCTAATTTCTTAGAAGATGTATTTGGTTTATTTAGTGGTCCACAAGAAGTAGAAGCAGAAATGGCTATTCCTGGAATGAGAGGAAATGGTTATGAATATTATGGTATGGGATATGGTCAAGGAGCTCAGGGAGGACGTAGAAGAGCTCCAGCACGTAGACATAGAGCCGGCGAAGGAGTTTATGCAGGTGTTAGAGCCGGCGAAGGAGTTAGAGCCGGCGAAGGAGTTAGAGCTAGTAGACGAAGAGCTCCTGTACGTAGACATAGAGCAGGAGTTACTGCTGGTCGACATAGAGCCGTTCATAATCCTTGGATAGAACATGTTAAAATGGTATCACATAGAGATAATATTCCATATGGAGTTGCGATGAAAGTTGCTTCAGCTGAAAGACGAAGACGCTAATATAATATTATCTATTAATATATACAATGTCAATAGATAATCTATTTGTTAGAAATATTTATGATGCCTATTTACATAGATTAGATATAGAAAATCAGTTAATAATAGAAAACTTACAAGGAATAACAGGTCCTCAATTAGCTTTAGGTGTTAATTCTGATACTAATGTTGTAGGTATTTTTACTATTACTCCTGGTCCTACAGGTACTCCAGGTCCAGTAGGCCCAACTGGTCCTGCAGGTTCTCAAGGAGATGCTGGTCCTACAGGTGCACAAGGTGATATTGGTCCTACGGGTCCATCTGGAGGTCCAGTCGGTCCACAAGGAGATATTGGTCCTCAGGGTCCTCAAGGTGATATTGGTCCACAGGGTCCTCAAGGTGATCAAGGTCCACAAGGGAATGCTGGTCCACAAGGCGATATTGGTCCACAAGGATCAGCCGGTGCTCAGGGTCCACAAGGATCAGCTGGAGTATTATCAATTGGTTCACTTACTGGTACAAATCCAAATGGATTAGTACTTAGTGGAACTGTATTAAATGCAACATTAGCTGATGATGATAATGGAGGTATGATGAGTAATACTACTCAAACTCTTGCGGGAAATAAAAGTTGGGATGGTAACACAACATTTTGGGGTTCAGTAACATGTCAAGATTTAATAAGAATAAATAATGGCGTGCACGCAACACTATTTTTTGATAGTTGGGGAACACCTGCTAATCAAGGAATTTATGATACATCAACCGCTAATACTATTTTAACGTGCGGAAGATCAAATACAAATATATATGTTGGATATCAAAGTGGGAGAGCAGGAGCATCAACCGGTACTAATAATACATCACTAGGATATTTAACATTAACATCGGGAGCATTTGCTGGTACTAATAATACAGCTTTAGGTTTTGCAGCTGGTGATAATTATACTGGTGCTGAAGCTGATAATATAGTAATAGGATCTGCTGGAATTAACGGAGAAACAGGAGCAATTCATATTGGTACTAATCTCACACATAATGTATGTTTTATTCAAGGAATTTCTGGAGTAACAGTTGCAGCTTCTTCTGCAGTTCTTATAGATGCTAATGGTCAATTAGGAACAATCTTATCAAGTAAAACAAAAAAGAATACAATTATAAATGTAGGAGATTATAGTTCTAAAATATTAGATTTAGACTGTGTAAGTTATAAATTAAATGGTGATAAAACTAATTCTACAAATTATGGATTTATCGCTGAAGATGCAGAGAAAATATTACCAGAAGTAGTTCTTTATGAAAAAGATGGAGTAACTCCACAAACAATTCAATATCATCAATTATGGCCCCTATTACAAAATGAAGTCAAGAAACTAAGAAAAATAGTTAAAGAACAAGGAGAATTCATTGATAAAATGAAGAAAACACTAACCTAAATTAATATAATATCATATATTATTATATTAATGTCGATTGATAACCTTTTTATTAGGAATATCTATGATGCTTATCTACATAGATTAGATATAGAGAATCAGTTAATAATAGAAAACTTACAAGGAATAACAGGTCCTCAATTAGCTTTAGGTGTTAATTCTGATACCGATGTTGTGGGAATATTTACTATTGCTCCTGGTCCAACAGGTTCAGTAGGTCCAGTAGGTCCAACAGGTCCAGCGGGTCCATCTGGAGGTCCAACAGGTCCTCAGGGTCCAACTGGAGATATGGGACCAACTGGTGCACAAGGTTCACAAGGAGATACAGGACCAACTGGTTCCCAAGGTGATGTTGGTCCTCAGGGTCCACAAGGTGATATTGGTCCTCAGGGTCCACAAGGCGATACTGGTCCAACTGGAGATACAGGACCAACTGGTGCACAAGGCGATATTGGTCCAACTGGTCCGGGATTTTCTGAAACTATAAATGAAAGTGTTCCTGTTACAACAAATGGTGATGGTGTTGTTACAGATTATTCAGTAAGAGGAGTAACTGGTTCAGGAACAATAGTATTACCAGTTGTTGCTTATGATGTATTTCAATCTACCGGATCAAGTGGACCTACATTAATTACTATTACTATTCCTCAATTTACCTTAATAAATGATAATAATTTTAGTATATCTACAACTATTTTTTCATTTGCGATACCAGCTCAATTTATACCTACTTACAGTACATATATTACTACAATAATACAAGATTATAATAATCCTCCTCCTATTCAAAATGTCAATGTTACAATTTCTAATACAGGGTTTGTAATTATAGAAATGGTAAATAGTACAGGCTTTACATCACCACCATATGGACTTTATAATGATATTACAATGACTTATAAACTGTAATGAAATTATAATATCATATATTAGTATAATTAATGTCAATTGATAATCTGTTCGTTCCAAATATCTATGACTTATTTGCTAGAAGTATAACAATAACTGGAGTAACTGGACCAACTGGGCCTATCGCAGAAATTGCAAGAGGTTATAAAATATTATCTGGTACAACTTTAATTTCATTAGTAGGTGGAGGTCAAACTATAACTGGATATACAGTTAGAGGTGTAACTGGAACATTACCAGCACATTTTGATTCAGTTGCTTATAATGTAATAGAGGCAGCAGCCCCAGCCGGAGACACTGGAACTTTTGCAATGACACAAATAACAATAGTTATACCACAATTTACTGTAACTAGTGTATCTGGATCTGGTGCACCAAATGCAATTTCTTTTCCAATTTTACCTCAATATGCACCTCCTTTTGATCTTAATATTGCTGCAGTTGTAGAGACAACAACAGGAACTTCAGCACTAGCGGAAGTAATAGTATTTGCAGCTGGAGTAGTATATATAAATTTACCCACAGGAACATTTGGTCCACCACCTTTTGGAATACGTTATGATATTAATGTAACATGGACATTATAAAAAATATTATCCACTTCTTTAAAAAATATATTAAGTATTAGTATAAATGTCAATAGATAATCTATTTGTGCCTAATATCTATGATATTTTTGCTAATTCATTTAATGGTACTGTTCCTGGAGTAACTGGCTCAGTTCAAATGGCT